CCACACAGTTCACATCGACAATATGCGAGCCGTGATGAATGATCCGCCGGATGTCGTGCGTACCGAGGTGCTGTGCCGTTGGGTACAGACAATCGATTCGGCGATTCCATCCGGTGAATGGGCTGAGTGTGCAAGTGATGGTTTAGATTTAGACTTGGAGAAAACTGTCTGGCTGGGCTTGGATTGCTCGCCTGACAGACGCGATGCAGCTTTGGTCGCAGCCCAGCGCATCGATGACGATCAATTCTTGGTCAAATTGCTGCACACTTGGCACAATCCAATCTCACTCGATGACAAGGCAATTGCAAATGATGTCGCCGATTACTATCAATCACTTCCAGTCGAGGTCGTCGCTTTCAGCAAGCGCACAAGCTCCGCCGTGGCTTCTCGACTTGTGCCAGCCGGAATCCCTATCATGGACATCGATGGCGCGCTTTACGGGCAAGCGTGCGATGAATTCTTGGGAGCTGTGACATCGAAGAGACTGAGGCACATCAATCAACCGGAGCTGACAAAGCAAGTCTTGTCGGCGGCCAAGCTGCGCTTTGGCGATGGTGGATGGACGATTGGCCGGAGAGCTTCTCAGAGCACTGTCTGCGCGACGGTTGCATGTGCGCTGGTCACTCATTTCGCGACACGCCAAGAGACGGATCTTGACATCATGGTCTTTTGATTGTAGCGATCAAATAAAATTAGGGCATGGGATTATTCGATCGCTTTACAGCTGCAAAGCCGATTGATAACATCGTCGATGCGTCTTTGGCTCCGGTCAATTCACTCGATTCAATAGGTGCGCCATATTTCGGCGGCGTACAAAGTGCATCACGATCCGAAGCGATGGGCGTGCCGGTAATCGCTCGCGCTCGCGGAATCATTTGCTCGACTGTCGCAGCCTTGCCACTTGAGACAAAAGTCAAAGAAACAAATGAGCGCGTGCCATCACCACGGGTTATCTATCAGCCAGATCCACGAATCACTGGCGCAGAATTTTGGGCATGGATTGCCGAGGATTTACTTTTCCGTCCGGCCGCGTATGCAATCGTCATGTCACGATATGCAGACACCGGAAGAATCTCAGCGATGGAGCGCATCACGCCAGAGCGCGTCGGCGTCTTCACAAATGCAAATGGCACACAGATCGAAAGCTACACAGTCGATGGCGTACCGATCGCAGCCGATCAACTTGTGGTCTTTGGCAACATGCAAGAAGGATTGCTCAATCGCGCAGGCCGCACAGTAAGAGCTGCACATGCTTTGGAGCGCGCAGCTTACGACTTCGCTTTGAATCCTGCGCCGCAAATGGTCGTCAAAACAAATGGCACCAATTTGCCAAAAGAGCGACTCCAGGCATTGAAAGAAACATTCTTGAATCGCACATCAAAGTCGGTCACAGTTCTCAATGCAGATGTATCACTTGAGACTGTCGGATTTGATCCAAAGCAATTGCAAATGAATGAAGCGCGTCAATATCTCGCACTCGAATTGTGTCGCGCCATTGGGATGCCTGCATGGTTCGCATCAGCTGATCCATCGAGCACGACCTACTCCAACGCTGTCAATCAGCGTCGCGATCTTGTGGACTTTTCGATTCGTCCGGTGCTCACCATCATCGAGCAGCGTTTATCGCTCACAGATTTCACACCATCATCGCAATATGTGCGCTTTGATCTTGATGATTTCTTGCGTGGCAATCCTTATGAAAGAGCTCAAGTGTACGAAATCCTCAATCGCATTGGTGCGATGAGTGTTGAAGAAATCAGAGAAGAAGAGGACATCATCGGATGAAACTGACAACACCAATCACAATCACGGCAGCCGATTCGGAAGCGCGCACGATATCCGGTCGCATCGTCGCATTCGATGAGCCTGCAAATGCCAGCACTGGCAAAGTCGTCTTTGCAAAAGGATCGATCGAGCCTCAGCAAGTTTTCCTTAACCTTGAGCACGATCGCACACGCAGAATTGGGCGCAGCATGGAGATGTCACTTGATGGCGATTCAGCAATAAACGCGACATTTAAAATCAGCTCAACACAAGCTGGCAATGATGCGCTAATCGAAGCGATGGACGGATTGCGCGATGGATTTTCCGTCGAGCTCACTGTGGATGATTATGTGCAAGAAAAGGGATATATGAAAGTGCTCAAGGCCGAGCTCACAGGCGTCGCGCTTGTCTCTGAGCCAGCTGTGCGATCAGCACGCGTTGCCGAAGTAGCAGCGACAGAAGGCGAAGAAGATTCCGAATCCACACCGGATCCGGATGCAACACCAACACCAACAACAGAAGGAGACGAAGTGGAAAACACCGTCACAGACGCGGCAGCCGTTACAGAGACGGTCGAAGCCGCACAGTCAGTCACAGCTGCAGCAAATTTCGGTGGCTTTACAGCAAAGCCACGCTTGGATTTCTCAGCACCAAAGCAATTGGAAATGACAATCAAGGCAGCACTCGGATCAGATGAAGCTCGCGCCTATGTTCGCGCTGCAGCTGATACCACCGACAATGCTGGTCTCGTACCTACTCGTCAGCTCACCACTGTCATCAACGGGCTTGCAAATGCAACACGCAGCAACATCGATGCAATTTCACGCGGCGTCCTACCGGATGCAGGCATGACATTTGAGATTCCAAAGATCACACAGCTCCCAGGAGTCACAGTCGAAGCCGAAGCAGGCACAATTGAAGATGTTGATCAGACAGCTGCATTTCTTTCAGTAGATGTCAAGAAATACGCTGGACAACAGACATTCTCAGTCGAACTTTTCGATCGCTCATCACCACTCTTCATTGATGAATTGATGCGCAACATGGCTGCACAATATGCAAAGGTTACTGACACAGCTGTAAATGCTGCAATCATTGCTGGAGCATCACTTGATGCAACAACCGTTGCAACATATCCAACAGCTGCAGAGCTTCTTGGAATTATCGGCCGCGGTGCAGCATCAGTCTATGCAGGCACACAAGGATTCGCTCGCAACATCATCGCGAACACTTCACAGTGGTCAAATTTGATGACACTCAACAACAACGGCGCACCTCTTTACAATGTCGCCGCTGGCACAAATAACTTCACAGGCGGTGTCTCAACACCGACATCAATCCGCGGCACTGTCGCCGGACTTGATCTCTATGTGACAGCAAATACAGCTTCAACAACAGACACAGATGGATCGATCTTAATTGTCAATCCAGATGCCTACACATGGTATGAGTCTCCTACTTATCAGCTCCGCGCTGATGTGGTGAACACAGGCCAGATCAATATCGCAATGTACGGATATGGCGCAATCGCGACCAAGATCGGTGCTGGCGCGTTTAAGAATAACAAGGCGTAATCGCCACCAATTAGACATCGGCCGCTTCGCTCCCGAGGCGGTCGAGCAGATGAAGGGATGGGCTCATGTCAGCAATCGTTACAGCGTCACAGCTGCGATCAATTCTTGGCGTGAGTTCATCCCTTTACTCTGACGCATATCTGGACGACATCATTGACACGGCTGAAGGCGTGATTTTGCCAATTCTTGTGCAGAACACGACAGCCATCTGTGAGTACAAACTTGTCTCCAATGTCGCTTATTTCTACACACGGGAGCCACACACTTTTGCGGTAGGCCAATCGGTTGTCGTGACAAAGATGCCTGCACCGTTTACAGCTACACACACAGTCACCAAAGTTGAAGATTTATATTTTACGGCCGCGCTCACAAATGCAGATGTCACGATCCGTCAGATCATTCCGAATGGCATCGCAACCCTATCCGGCTATGGCGCGGCCACTTATTACATAGGCAATTCAAATGTCGAGAGCGCAATCTTGGCTGTCTCGGTCGAAGTATTCCAAAGCCGCACAGCTGCAGGCGGTCAGATCGAAGGCGTCGATTTTAGCCCGACGCCGTTCAGGATGGGCCGCAGCCTCACAAATAGGTGCATAGGGCTCTTAGGCGATTTGGTCGATACTCGAAGCATGGTCAGCTGATGCCAGCATCATCGATCGCCGTCAATGTCCGAGGAGCCGTCAAGACAGCCATTGCAGGCGTAGCGGCTAACACATACGACTTTGTCCCAGAGGCTCCGATCGTGCCATTTGCCGCACTGGTCCCAGCATCGCCATATCTTGAAGCCAATCTCATCGGCACATCAACGCGTGTCAAAGTAAATCTTGTCATCACTGTCGGCGTAGCGATGTACTCAAATGCAGCTGCACTCGACAACATCGAAAAGCTAGTGCTCAGCATTCTGGCGGTTATTCCGTCAGGTTACACAGTCGGCTCTGTGTCTAATCCAACGCCAATCTCAATCGGAGCGTCCGACATTCTCGCGTGCGAGATTGAAATATCCACCCAATACACACAAACTAACTAGGAGTAATTATGCCAACGACCGTCATCACTGGACGCGATCTCGCTTTGACGATCGCGACCGTAACTTACGACGCACAAGCAACATCAGTCACACTCACAGCCGAGCATGTCATCGAGACATTCCAGACACTTGACGGCCGCGCCTACAAAGCGATTGACGATAGCTGGATGCTTGAAGTCGAAATGCTTGCAGATTGGGGCGCATCAGGATCACTGTGCGAATCACTTTGGACTGCAACAGAATCCGCACCAAATACGACTTTGGCGGCTTCACTAACAGCTGCCACTGGAGCGGTATTTGCTTGCAACATTTTGCCAACATACCCATCAGTCGGCGGTTCAGCACCGGATGCGCAGACTGTGTCACTATCATTCCAAGTTGTCGGTACACCTACCGAGACTTTTAGCTAAGAAGGAGATCGGGAGCATGAAGACAAATATCACAATCGAATACACATCGGGCGAGGTTGCCACTTATGTGGCAGCTCCGCCCGAGTGGTGCAAATGGGAGAACAAGACAGGCCACACAATTACACAAGCGGCAGAAAAGATCGGGATCTCTGATCTACTTTTCTTGGCATATCACGCCATGAAGCGAGAAGCCGCTGGCAAGGCCGTCAAACCTTATGAAGCATGGATCGAGACAGTCTCGGACATTACGACTGAGGTGGCAGACAACCCAAAAGCTACGCCGCTGGAAGCCTAAATCGCACAATCGTGGAGCTGGCAATTGCCACGCAAATCCCGATGAGTGAATGGCAGACAGCGGAGCAGATCATGACAGCGATCGAGATACTGGAGAAGAAACATGGCGGCCAAGGCAGGTAAAGGCACACTCGCCATAACTGTCGAGCCTGTCGAATTCAAGAATCTTCTCCGCTTGCTTGGATCTTTGCCAGCTGAATCTCAGCAAGAGATTCGAGATCGAGCTCTTCCACTGTCACAAAGATTTGCCGGACAATTGCTTATGTTCGCAAATGCGTCTCGCACGCCAGTTGCTAACAAAGTCGCTGAATCACTAGCTCCAAAGCGCGATCGATTGATCCGCGTGGATGTTGGTGGCCCAAAGAAGGTCGGCCGCAAATATGGCGGCGAAAAGCGCAAAGGTGGCAAGGTCGTCAAGCAAGGTCAAGCAGCTGCAGGAGCATTGCTTTGGGGTTCTGAATATGGATCACATCGCGGCGTCGATCGAGCAGGTCGAGCTTACTCTGACAGATTCAAGGCTCCATATAACAAAAGCGGATATTGGATCAATCCGGCAATGGATTATTATTTGCCCATAATTGCAAGAGAATATGCACAGATGGTGCAGGATGTCGTGAAGAAGGCAGGGATGGACTGATGGCAATTCCAAAGGTCAAGATCACATTTGATGCCGATCTCGATGGCTTACGCAAAGGCGTCAATGGTGCATCGGATGAAGTCGAAGGCTTTGGAGCCAAGGTCGGCAAATTTGGCAAGATGGCAGGGGCGGCATTTGCTGCCGCTGGCGTAGCTGCAGCCGCTTATGCTGGCAAATTGCTCATCGATGGCGTCAAATCTGCAATCGAGGATGAAGCTGCACAGGCCAAGCTCGCGACGACTTTGACCAATGTCACCGGAGCCACAGCCAAGCAAATTGCAGCCGTCGAATCTCAGATCACAAAGACATCCTTGCTGACTGGTCTGACTGATGATGAATTGCGGCCAAGCTTTGAGCGACTTGTGCGTGCCACTGGCGACTCAGATGCAGCTCTCAAATTGCAGGCCACGGCCATCGATGTCGCCGCTGGATCGGGTAAATCTCTGGAAGCTGTTACCAATGCAATGGCCAAAGCTGCCGAAGGCAATGCCGGATCGCTGGCAAAATTGGGCATCGGTCTTACAGCTGCGCAGCTCAAGACCATGTCCATGGAAGAGATTACGGCGCAGCTGGCGACAACATTTGGCGGCCAAGCGGCAGAAAAGGCCAACACATTTGCTGGCAAGATGGATCGACTCAAGGTTGCATTCTCCGAAGGTAAAGAGACCGTCGGTGCATTTGTACTTGATGCCATCACACCGATGGTCAGCGGCTTTGTCAATACAGTCATCCCTGCTATTCAGAAATTGTCCGAAGAGCTTGGGCCAAAGCTCACACCAATTTTTCAGACATTGACTGGATACATCAAAGACAATGTCATCCCAACATTCAAAGCAATTTGGGGATTCATCACTGATTTTGTTATTCCAGCCTTGCGCGATTTCTTGACGCCAATCATCAATGGGCTGCGATCTGCATTTGAGCAGGTTGCAGGCAAAATCCAAGAAAACTCAGAAAAGCTCAAGCCATTTGTAACATTTCTCAAGGCTTTGGCCGTCTTTGTCCGCGATACATTGGCTCCGGTACTTGGCAAAATCTTGGGCGGCGCTTTCGAGATACTAGGAGCAGCCATCGGCGGCGTCATTGACTTCTTTGCAACGCTGGTCGATCTTATCAATAAGGCCTACAACGCGATCAAAGCAATCGTGAACTTCATCAAGAATAATCCTGTCACGCAATTCATCGGCGGTGCATTTGACGCGGCATTTGGCGGCGGTAAAGCAATGGGCGGCCCAGTCTCATCCGGCACAAGCTATGTTGTCGGTGAGCGCGGCCCTGAGCTCTTTGTGCCAAATACAGCTGGCACAATCATCCCAAATGGCGGCTCAGGCGGCGGCGGTGCAACACTAAATCTGACAGTCAATGGGGCGATTGATCCCGAAGGTACAGCTCGCACAATTGTTGATGTGCTCAATCGATCTTTCAGCCGCGGCACACTTGGATCGTTAAACTTTCAGACATGACAATTTGGACGCCCGATTGGTCACTTACAGTCAATGGCTCGACTGATTACGCGAGCCTTACGCTTGCCGATGTAGCAATCACATCTGGGCGCACAGACATTTACAGCCAAGCTACGGCAGGCTATGCAAGCTTCACAATCCTCAATTTTGATGATTCGCCTGTCACGATCAATCTTAACGATCAGGTATCAATTAGGGTCAAAGATTCTACTGGGGCGTATGTCAATGTCTTTGGCGGCTATGTTACCGATCTTGATCTTGAGGTCAGATCATCCGGCACTGGCGGCCTTGTGCAGAATATGAGAATCATCGCTCTCGGTGCTCTGTCAAAGCTGCCCAAATCGCTGACCAATGGCGTGCTTGCAAAAGATTTTGATGGGGATCAGATATACACAATTCTCTCCGATTTGTTATTTAACACATGGAATGAAGTGCCAGCGGCCGAAACATGGGCTGGATACGATCCGACAATTACATGGGCAAATGCTGAAAATTCAGGACTTGGCGAAATTGATCGCCCAGGTGATTATGAGCTTACAGCTCGATCATCGAGTGTGACCGATGTGTATTCGCTGGTGGCAGCTTTGGCCAATTCAGGGCTCGGGTATATATATGAAGACAATCAAGGCCGAATTTGCTACGCGGACAGCACACATCGCAATACTTATTTTTCGACTTATGGATACACAAGCGTCTCGGGCAATACAGCACTCGCGAGCGGCATCAAGACATCGCTCAAGTCTGGCGACATCCGCAATGCGGTGACGATCGAATACAAGAACAATCAGAAAGTATCTGCCGAAAGTGCATCATCAATCGCAGTATATGGCTATCAAGCACAGGCAATTTCGACCACCTTGGAGCACACAGCGGATGCCACATCTCAGGCCAGCTTTTACTTGGGCATTCGAGCATTTCCCGAAGCACAATTTAGGTCAATTACTTTTCCGCTTGGCAATCCAGAGATCGATGACAGCGATCGAGATGCCTTGCTCAATGCATTCATGGGCTTGCCAATCGACATCACAGACTTGCCTGCCAATATCGGAGACGGCCGATTCCAAGGCTTTGTCGAAGGCTGGACATTTAGCGCGTCGTACAATGGACTTGCAATCACTCTGACTGTCTCGCCTACGGCTTACAGCTTGCAAGCAGCTCGATGGAACACTGTGAGTGTTGCCGAGACTTGGAATTCCCTATCAAATACACTTACATGGAATCAAGCCACGATTGTGGCATAAGGAGACGAAATGGCAACGACGACGAATTTTGGTTGGGTAACACCGGATGACACTAGCCTTGTCAAAGATGGCGCAGCCGCGATCCGGACACTTGGGCAATCAATTGACACATCAATGATGGATCTTGAAGGCGGCACGACTGGTCAAGTCTTGTCCAAGGCATCGAATACAGACATGGATTTCACATGGATTGAGCAAGATGACACCACGATCAGCTTTAATGCGCAGACAGGCACGACCTACACACTGGTCGCTGCCGATCTTGGAAAAATTGTCACGCTCTCAAATGCAAGCGGCATCACATTGACAGTGCCGCCATCAGTTTTCTCAACGGGCAACATCATCAACATTCAGCAAATTGGTGCAGGCCAAGTCACTTTGGCACAAGGTGCAGCGGTGACAATTACATCAACGGGAGCCACAGCTTCGGCTCCAAAATTAAGATCACAATATTCAGCGGCTTCAATAATTTGCACCGGATCAAATACATTCACAGTGATTGGTGATATATCTTAATGAAAATTTTGGGAATTGTAGCTTCACAAAATTATCCAAGACAATTTTCTTGTAATTATCTTGTCATCGCAGGCGGTGGTGGTGGTGGTTATCAGCAAGGCGGTGGTGGTGGAGCTGGCGGATTTAGATCGACAGTGACAGCCACAGGCGGCGGTGGCTCATTAGAGAGCGCATTGACTCTCAATGGTGGCATTAATTACACAGTGACAATCGGTGCTGGCGGTGCAGGCCGTACAAGCGGCGGTGCAGCTGCATCAAGTGGTGCAAATTCTGTCTTTTCGACTGTCACATCAACTGGTGGCGGTGGTGGTGGCTCAAATAATTATGCTGGATTAAACGGCGGATCAGGCGGCGGCGGATCCATTAATGTCAACACACCGGGAACAGGAACTGCGAATCAAGGAAGAAGCGGCGGAAATGGCGATACCTCAACAGGCGGTGGCGGTGGTGGCGGCGGAGCAAACACCGCCGGATCAAACGCAGGGCCAGGCAACGGCGGAAACGGCGGAAACGGCGTAGCAACATCGATCAGTGGATCATCAGTCACTTATGCTGGCGGTGGTGGAGCTGGTGCGAACTCAGGCCCCGGATGGAGCCCGGGCGGCGGCGGCTCTGGCGGTGGTGGAGCTGGAAGTGCAAGCACGACAGCTGCAGGAAATGGCACAGTCAACACTGGCTCTGGCGGCGGTGGCTCTGGCCAAAACGCTGGCACCGTGTACACAAATGCCGGAAGCGGTGGCTCTGGCGTGGTCATTCTTAAATATCCAGACACTCGAACAATTACAATTGGCGCAGGTTTAACAGGTACAGAATCAGCGGCAAGTGGTGGATACAAACGCGCCACTATTACTGCTGGCACAGGAAATGTGAGTTGGGCATAATGGCACACTATGCGTTTTTAGATGAAAACAACCTTATCACTGAAGTTATTGTTGGCATTGATGAAACTGAAACCATTGAAGGTTTATTGCCAGAAACTTGGTACGCAGATTTTCGTGGTCAAGTTTGTGTTCGGACTTCATACAATGGAAGAATTCGCAAACAATTTGCTGGGAAAGGTTATTCTTACGATCCGATTGCAGATGTGTTTATTGCAATCAAGCCTTACCAATCATGGATTTTAGATGACAACCATGATTGGCAAGCACCAGTAGCAATGCCTATTGATAAT